CAGCAAGTAAATCGTTATTTGCAGATGATGGACTTCTATATAAACTTTACTCTTGATGAAGAGTTTAATGAAACTATACAATCTCCTATCCATGATAATTTCTCATATTCTTCATTTAGTGAAGGTGAGAAAATGCGTATTGACTTAGCACTTCTCTTTACATGGAGAGAGGTTGCTCGGATGAAAAATTCGGTTAATACAAATTTACTAATCATGGATGAAGTCTTTGATAGTTCTCTTGATGGGTTTGGAACGGAAGAATTCCTTAAGATTATCCGTTTTGTGATCAAGGATGCTAATGTGTTCGTGATCTCCCATAAGACGGGTATGGACGATAGGTTCGAGAATGTGGTAAGATTTGAGAAGATCAAAGGATTCTCACGTATGGCACCATGAAAGTTCCCAACTGGCAGCATCATTCCAAGAAGGAAAAGAAACGCCACCTTAAACCACAGGCACTACGAAGTGCCAGAGAAAGACGCAGACACCTGATAAAGTGTCTACAAGCCTCCTCCAAAGGGAGGTTTTCGTGTAATATGGGTATATCGAACCGAAACACAGATGCCAGTACAGAAGGAAATCAAATCACAATTAGCAAAACTCCTTGCTACTGAAGACATTATTGTTGAGCATAAGGATGTTGAGACTGCACAGTTTAATGTGCATACAAGAGAATTAATTTTGCCTGTTTGGGATAAGGCAAGTGAAGATGTATATGATATGTTGGTTGGTCATGAGGTAGGACATGCACTTTTTACACCTGATGAAGATCCTCCAAAAGAAATTCCACATCAGTTTGTAAATGTATGCGAGGATGCTCGTATTGAGAAATTGATGAAGAGAAAGTATTTGGGTATTGCCAAATCATTTAATAGAGGTTATACTGAACTTCATGAGCAGGATTTCTTTGATTTAGATGGTGAAGATATTTCTCGTTTTAATCTTGCTGATCGGGCTAATTTACATTTTAAGATTGGTTCGTTCCTTAATATATCTTTTTCAGATGCTGAAAAGGAGGTTATCAATCTAATTCAAAATGCCGAGACCTTTACTGACACCATCTCAGCAGCAGAAACGTTATATAGTTTCTGTCAGCAAGAGACCCAACAGAAAACCGAACAGTTTAAAGCAGAAGCTCAGTCGGGTATGGAAGAAGATTTGGTCGATGGACAGTCTGCAGGTGATTCTCCAGATTCTGGGGATTCTGATGCTGATAGCATTGATGATATTGATTCTTCCCTTTCTAGCGATGATAGCGATGCTCCTGTGGAAGGTGGGAGTAGCAGTTATAATAATACTCCTGGCGATGATGATAGTGGTGATTCTTTAGAACCTGAAGTAAGAACTGTTGATTCTTTATCAGATAAGTTAAAAGATCTTGTTAGTGGTGGAAGAGAGAATATTTATTTGGAAGTTACTGATTTAAATATTGATAATGTTATTGCTTCTAATTCAGAAATTCATGAGCATATTGATGAACATTGGGGAGAAAGCTTAGTAAGTAGAAAATCGTATGAGAAAGAATATGGTTGGGAACCAAAGGATATCTTTGAATCAGTAGATTCTAAGTATTCTGAGTTTAAAAATGAAGCAAAGAAAGAAGTATCATATCTTGTAAAAGAGTTTGAGATGAAGAAATCTGCATCTGCATATTCTCGATCTGCTACATCTCGTACAGGTGTTCTTGATACTAAAAGACTTCATAGTTATAAGTTTAGTGAGGATATCTTTAAGAGAGTTACGGTTCTTCCTGATGGTAAGAATCATGGATTAGTTTTTGTGTTGGACTGGTCAGGTTCTATGGCACATGTTATGAAAGATACTATTAAACAACTTTATAATTTAATATGGTTCTGTAAGAAAGTCCAGATTCCATTTGAGGTATATGCTTTTACGAATGAGTGGAGAAGAGGTGAGGATTGGTCATATAAGAAATATTATGAAGAGAAAGAAAATGTATTTCGTGTAGAAGATACCTTTACTATGATGAATATTCTTACTAGTAAAGTTAGTGGTAAAGAGTTGGATCGTCAGTTAAAGAATATTTGGAGAACTGTTTCTGGTTTTTATGGTGCTAATCATTTTAGTTATCCTCGTAGATTATCCCTTTCAGGTACTCCATTAAATGAAGCACTTATAAGTCTTCATAAAATTATTCCTCAATTTAAGAAAGAACATTCTTTAGAGAAGGTTCAGTGTATTGTACTAACTGATGGTGAAGCAAATTCTGTTCCTTATCATGTAATGGTTGAGCGTTCATGGGAAGATGAACCACGTATGGGATGTAGAAGTGTTAATAACGGTTATTGTTCTTTAAGAGATCGTAAACTTGGTAAGACTTATAACTTTGGTTATCAGTGGTGGGAGTTTACTGATACTCTTATTAGAAATTTAAAGGATAGGTTCCCTGATACAAACTTTATTGGTATTCGTGTTCTTTCTAAAAGAGATGGAAAGTATTTCATTGACAGATATCATAGGACATATGATAAAGAGTATGATATAATAATTAAAGATTGGAGAAAACTAAAAACATTTACTATCAAAAATAGTGGGTATGATGCATACTTTGGTATGTGTTCAGATTCATTATCTGAAGATTCAGAATTTGATGTAGATGAATCTGCAACAAAAGCACAAATCAAAAGAGCATTTGTGAAATCCCTTAAAGTCAAGAAACTAAATAAAAAAGTTCTTGGTGAATTTGTTTCTCTTGTAGTGTAACTATGGCAATTTATGATGATGTAAAGATCTCTATCAACCTTAATGAGTTGGTAGAGATTAGAGCAAAACTTATTTCTCAATATGAGGATTATTCAGAAAAAATAGTTAAAGGTGAGTACCTAGATGGAGGTGACATTGATCGTATTGCAACTGGGTTAAGAGATACTTTAACTTGGGATGCTTTGTACAGTATGGTTGATGATGCTGTTTTGGATTACTTGGGTATGAAAGAAACTCATTATGGTGAGATTCAGCCTGAACCTGGTCGTGAAGCAGAACTAACTAAAAGAGAATCTGAAGCAAAGAAAAGAAAGCAGTACTTTGAAAAGAACTTTGATTTAGTTAAATTGGAATCATCATCTTGGACAATTGAAGTACCAGTGAGGAAAAATAGATGAAATTTAAAGCCCTTGTTCATGTTAGATTAAGAGGATCTGTATCAGATGCTGCTGGTAATGCAGTTATGAAAAATACGCATGTAGTTGCTCCTAAACTTAAACCTCATTTGTTGAGGATTGGTAAGGCAATAGACTTCTGGTTTGATGCAGAGACTGAAGAGATAGCAAGAGAACAAATGGATCGTTTGTCTGATAGATTATTATCTAATTCAGTTATAGAAGATTGGGAGTATACATTAGAACAAACTGAAGAGACTGGAATAGGAAATATATCGAATGATAATGCTGGTACATCAAAACATCACTTATTTGACAATGACTAAAGAATGGATTAAAGATATTCCTAATTGGGAAGAAGAGTATCTTAAAATGGATGTTAGTCTTTCTATTAGGCAAAAAGAACTCCTTAAAGGAGATCCCATTAAATCTCATGAAGGTATGATTTTTGGGCAGATGTATAATGATTGGAAGTTGCGTAAGGGTTATGAATGAAATTCTAACAGGTAAAGTAAAAACAGTATATGATTTTGATGGGGATCCGCAGAAGGTACTCATCAAATTTCATGATAAGGTTACTGCTGGTAATGGTAGATCTGTAGATTTTCCAGAAGAGAAAGGTAAGATATGTTGTTTAATATCTTCACTTCTTTTTGAGTTAATGGAAAAGAATGGTGTTAAGACTCATTACTTAGGTACTGAGGGTCTTGATAGTATGGTATGTAGGAAGTTGACGATTATACCAGTAGAGGTTATTGTAAGAAACATTGCTGCTGGTAGTATTGTAAGACAGACTACTATTTCAGAAGGTACATTAATTAATCCACCTATAGTGGAGTATTTTCTTAAAGATGATGATAAGGATGATCCATTACTTACTCATGATAGAGTAAGATTAATGGGTATTGATCCTGAGCCTATGAAAGAAAAAGCACTCATCGTTAATTTTGAGTTGCAATCATTATTTACCCTTATGGGTATTGACCTTGTAGATTTTAAATTGGAGTTTGGTTATGATGCTTACGGCGATTTATTCCTGGCTGATGAACTATCACCTGACAACATGCGACTCTGGAAAAAGGACACTAGGGAAAGGTTTGATAAGGATCTTTTCAGGAAAAATGAAGGTGATATAGTAGAAGCATATAAGCATATATTAAATAATTTGAGAAGGTTTTGTTAAGAATATTAATCTAAAGCAAATATTAAATGTTTAAATAATCACATGAGCGTAATCATTTACCAAGATCACATAGAGATCCTTGAAGAAGAGAATGCAGAACTTCAGAAAGAAGTTCTCTTTTTAAGGAGAAGATTGGCTTATTATGAGTCTGTCGTAAATAAAGAAAAAAAATGAGTGGTGACTGTAAAAATCAACCAGTCATTTTTTATTCTGAGGAAATGACTGAAGCAAAAATATATCTGTTACGCCATCATGGAATTAAGTTAAGAGTGAGAGATAATAAATATTACTATAATAGTGTCACTAATAATGAAGACATTCCGAGAATTTCTAGACGAAAGCAGTCTAAGCAGAATAAAGTCTAAGTCTGATAAGGGTGGGATGGCAATCCTTTCAGGAAGTCGTGCTGACAAATCTAAGAAAGAAAATAGGGCAAGAGCAAAACAATTAGATCGTGATATAAAAGGTAAGGGTCTTCCTGGTGCTACTAAGGTAACTGGAAGATGGGTTGAGAAGGATGATAAGACTGGTAAAGAAACTAGAGTTAAAGAACGTAGTCACGTTGTCACTTCTGGTAAACATGGTAAAAGAGCATTTAGAGATAAGGTTAAGAGTTTAGCTAAGAAGTATAATCAGGATGCGGTGTTGACACAGACTAAAAAGACTGGTACAGTATCCGCAACTAGAAAAGGTGGACTAGGTACAAAACCAAAGAATAAAAGACCTCCAGGATCAACAAAGGCGGTTAATGTAGGAAAGTTTAAACCAGGTAGATCTTCTAAAGAAGGTGATACCAAAATTAAAAACAAAACCTTTACTTATGGAAAATGATTCTTGAAACATTTCTAATCCTTGCAGCAATACCATTTGTTGCATTAACTTTGTTTTTCGGAACAAAGAATGGTTATTACAATAGTGATGACTATACTGGTGATGGTTGTGCTCACGATGTAAAACGATGAAAAAAACTTACGATGATTCTAATTGGAGAGAAGAGTATAAAGGTTATACCTCTAGCAGGTATGAATTAGATCTTCTTGACAATGGGCCAAAAAGTCTTTCCCAGTCATGGATGATGGGTGCATTGCATAATAAGTGGAAGAAGATGAAGGGTTATAAAGAACCTGAACCACCTGATTGTTCTTCATCTATGAAAGAATGGGAACAGAGTATAAAGAAGTATCAGGCAAAAGATGAGAAGTATGATGAGTTAAATGATCCATTCGGAGGAAGATGAAATTAAATAGACCTTTAATGCATTGTCGGTTATCAGACATGCAGTTCTTTTACTGGGATCCAAGAATAGATCCAAGAGAACCAGAATACGAAGTGTCCACTGGGGGTCCACAAGACCCCTTTTTCATGTAATATAGGTATATCGAAAACAAATTACATTATGACTTTCGCAGTTAAAATGACTAAAGAAGAAATTATTGATGGATTAAGAAGCACATATGGTACAGAGTTTAATGCTGCAGATGTACGTGGGTTTGCTGCTGCTAATGATCTCGCATATGCAACGGTTACTAAAAAGTTAAAAGAGTTTAGAGTAAAACCAGGTAAATGGAATCTTGAGGTTACTACTAAAGATGTAGAAACTATTGAGAAATCTTTTAGTGCTCCTGCTGTAGAACCTACTATTACTCAGAACCTTGTACCTGAAACAGATGACACTTTTGTTAAGTTTGGTTCTTTTAATGATGTAAAGAACATTCTTAAGTCTAAGCAGTTCTATCCTACATTCATTACTGGACTCTCAGGTAATGGTAAAACTTTTGGTGTGGAGCAAGCATGTGCTCAATTAAAGAGAGAACTTATTCGTGTAAACATTACTATTGAAACTGATGAAGACGATCTTATTGGTGGCTTTCGCCTTGTTGATGGGGCAACTGTTTGGCATAACGGACCTGTCATCGAAGCACTCGAAAGGGGTGCAGTCTTGCTACTCGACGAAGTTGACTTGGCTAGCAACAAAATCCTTTGTCTCCAACCCATCCTTGAAGGGAAAGGTCTGTTTTTAAAGAAGATTGGTAAGTTTGTTAATCCTGCAAAGGGATTTAACGTAATTGCTACTGCTAATACAAAGGGTAAAGGATCTGATGATGGTAGATTCATAGGAACTAATGTTCTTAATGAGGCATTCCTTGAGAGATTCCCTGTAACCTTTGAGCAGGACTATCCAGCACCTTCTGTAGAGAAAAGAATTCTTGGTGGTGTTGCCTCAACTCTTGGTATTACTGATACAGATTTTGTTGCAAGACTTGTAGACTGGGGTGACATTATTCGTAAAACATTCTATGATGGGGGTATTGATGAGATTATTAGCACTCGTCGTCTTGTTCACATTCTACGTGCTTATTCCATATTTGGGGATAAGATGAAGTCTATTCAGGTTTGTGTAAACAGATTTGATGATGAAACTAAAGAAGCATTTCTTCAGTTGTATGATAAAGTAGATGCTGATGTAAATCTTGACAAGTTAGAGGATAAGATGTATGATTAATTCTTGGAGCTTACTTTATGACGAACTTTATGGGGATGATGAAATGAATACATCCGATTTTACAGTTGGAGTATCTACTGAATCTTTTGGTGACAGTAGTTACTATATTGATCCTGGTACTATAGAAAATATTACCATAGATACATCCAACTATGATAGTGGTATAGGTACAGATTTTTCTTTTGCCTCACCCTATGTCAATGATACTATTACTTTTGATAGTACATCAGTAGAAACTTTAAATCTCAATATTCCAACTGATGCATTTGTGCAAGAACCTTGTATAAACAAAGCAGGTTGCCACAAGTATGAAGAAGATAAGTCTATTAAGGCACTTCAAGATTATGTTTCTACAACTTATGGAGGTCACTATACATCAGATAAGAATGATGTACAGACACTTGATCTTATTGAGTCAGTGGGAGATGCAGAAGCATTCTGTCGTTCTAATGCACTCAAGTATTTGAGTCGGTACGATAAGAAGGGACAAGCAAAACG